TGGCACAATGCACATACAGGAAGTGTTACAACAACTATAATATATAATGCAGCATTAATAGTATTCCCATAAAAGAAAGGAGAAAAAATGGCAGATATTAGCAAAATACAATTATCAGATAATACTCAATATGATATTAAAGATGCAAAGGCAAGAGCAAATCTTGCAAATGAGTTTTCAACTTCATCAACTTATGCAATTGGAGATGTTGTACTTTATCAAGGCGACTTATATGAATGTACTACAGCAGTATCAACAGCAGGAGCTTGGGACTCATCAAAATGGACACAAACCAAAATAACAAATGTAGCAGGAAATGTTGATATAGTAACGACATTAGATAATACTGTTACAAACTCACAAGTACCACGGAGCTAAATGTGTTTATGACATTATTGGAGATGTTGAAACACTATTAGCTGCAATATAGGAGGTGTAAATGAGTATAGCAAGTGAAATTACAAGATTACAAAACAGCAAAGCAGACGTAAAGACACAGGTTAATATTGACAAAGACATTATAAATGGCGGAACAGCTTTTATAGGTAATGAGACCGTAGATGATTACGATGACAAAATCGAAGAAATGCAAGAAGCTTATAAAAAGTTTATACCAATCCAAACAACATCAGGAACTGAAATAACACTAGACAATTCAAGTAATGATAAAGCTTTAGTGAATATAGGATTAGACGGAAATACAGAACAGTTTACTACAACTGGTCTACAATTGTTAAAATACCCTTATCGAGATACTACTAAAACTCAAAACGGTATTACTTTCACGGATTTGGGAGATGGAACAATAAAAGTTAATGGTACAGCTACAGGAAATTGTTATTTTTATTTAACAACTACAAATGATAGTTATTATAAAGACATGAGCGGTCAAACTTTAAAATTAGTAGGCTGCCCTAGTGGTGGCAGTAATTCAACTTATAGAATAATTTTTTGTAATGACAACTGGGTTGGTGGAATAGATGTGGGAAGTGGTAGTAATTTTACAGTACAAGACACTTACTATAATCAATCATTTATACAAATATATAGCGGTACTACATGTAATAATTTGATTTTTAAGCCTATGCTTACAAAAACAACAAGTGCAACGATAAACGATTACGAACCATATACAGGACGGAATTGTCTCACCTAATCCAGATTACCCACAAGAAGTAAAAGTGGTAACAGGAGAGAATACAATTACAATAAAAAATAGTGACAACACACAAAGTCAAAGCTATCCTATTAATTTAGGCTCTTTAGAACTAGCAAAAACAAGCACATACAAAGACAAAATTTATAATGATGATAACGATAAAAAGTGGTATTTACGCAAAGAAACAAACAAAGTAATAGCAGAGGGAACAAATTATAAGTGCATATATTTGTTTTCTAATGGTTGCTTTATTATATATGATACGGCACATAGTCAGACTTTAAGAGATTGTGTTGCATCTTCATTAGACATTGGAATGAAATCCAATTATTTGAAATCTGACACATTCCATAATGTTTATGATTTGGCTCAATTAGGAATATGCGGTAATAGTTCTAATGAAATAGTAGTAAATTTAGGTATTACTACTAGTAAAGAAGATGTCAATACATGGCTATCTACACATAATTTAATTGTTTACTACCCTTTAGCAACACCAACAACAACAGAAATAACAGATGAAAACTTAATTAGTCAATTAGAAGCAGTAAAACTATTATCAGGTACTCAAAACAATTTTACAATTGACGCAGATACATTACCAACACTAAATCTTAATTATATAGCCGAGGCTAATCCTCATCTATAGAAAGGAGGAAATTATGAGCGACAGAACTTATGATTTAATCAAGAACATTGCTTTATTACTCGCACCATTTATTACTTTAATCTTGTCTTTGTTATGTGCATTTAAGGTAATAGACAATCAAGTATCAGTAGCAATAGCAGGAGCATTTGACACATTTTTAGGTGCAATAGTAGTAATAGCGAAAGAAATCTATGACAACAAGAAAAAAACAAAGAAAAAATAATTTACGAAAGGAGAAAATATGAACGAAGAAGAATTAGAACAGAAAGTCAACAATGATATTGATGCTGTAAATTTGTCAAAAGAAATGCAAGAAGAACTATCTAATGGAAAGGAGAAAGACGAGAATGATTAAATCGCCATTAACAAATTCAGTTGTTGAGGCTAATTCATCTAATTATTCAAGCGGTAGAAGTGGTTACAGAGTGTGCAAAATTACACCTCATCATATGGCAGGTATTTTGACTGGAGAGCAATGTGCAAGATTATTTCAATCTTATGGCAGACAAGCTTCAGCTAATTATTGTATTGGTTATGATGGAGATATCGTGCTTTCAGTAGGAGAAGAAAATAGAAGTTGGTGCTCTGCCAATAAAGCCAATGATTGTCAAGCTATAACTATAGAAGTTTCAAATGACTCAATAGGCGGAGATTGGCATATAAGCGATAAATCTTGGAATAGTTTAGTCAATTTGTGTGTAGATATATGTAAAAGATACAATTTTAGATTAAACTATACTTGGGATGCAAATGGCTCGCTTACTAGACACAATATGTTTACTAGCACGACTTGTCCTCGGACCTTATTTACAAGGTAGATTTCAAGAGTTAGCAGATACAGTCAATGCCAAACTAGACGGCGGAGATGTGCCAACACCAACACCTACACCACCACCTGAATATAACGAAGTCGTTTTAGATTATCAACAGTCTTGGAACAAAACTTACGGAGCAAAATACGGATATATAAAAGAAGATGGACTGTTTGGAAGTCAAACTGAATGGAGCAAGACAAAAGTTTATTTACGTCAAGGTATGAACAATCATTTAGTGGGTTGGTGTCAATGCAGACTAAAATATCACAAAGGCTATGATTTAAGAAACTCTGGTGTAAATCACGATGGAGTTGATGATAGTTTTCGGAGGAACTACAGCTAATGTAGTAGGTCAATTCCAACGAGATAATCGGATTAACACCTGACAAAATAATCGGCTACAATACAATAAGTCTATTATTTTAAAAAAGACTGCAAGATAGAAAAAACACCTACTTGAAACTTTTTAATTAAAATGTTATACTTTAATTAATTAACCATATAAGTCTATATAGTAATAGTTAAGCGGTGAACAATGCAAATTGTTCATCGTTTTTATTGATTTTACAAATTAATATTTTTGTGTTATAATTACTATAGAGGTGGAATTATGGATATTACATTAGTGATTGCTATAATAGGTTGTATAATTGGAATAATGAGTTTTTTCTTTGCTCGAAAAGATAGTGGAGAAAAGAAAACAGAGAATAGTTCTTTTCAATTAGGTACATTAGTGACCAAAATGGACTTTCTCACTGAACAAGTTAAAATACTATCAGACAAATTTGACAAATATGATACAGAAGTTAACGAAAAGATACAAAAGGAAATCAATGCTCATGTTTTAGCATATCACAAAAAGGAATAAAAAATGTTTGAGAAAGAGATGGAAATGATGAAAAAAACATTACAACAAGTAAAAGAAGAGAGCCAATCATTAGCATTTGAAATGCTATCATTTTTTAAAAAAATAATTATTCTTTTAATTGTTTTCATTTTTTTAAACAATATTGGTTGGTTTGTTTACACATCACAATTGCAATATACTGATGAATATGATACTATGACACAAGAACAAATTGAAACAAATAATTCAAGTATGAACGGAGAGATAAATTAATGGGAGTCGCTAGACAAAAATTAGTTAGAAGAAGAACAAGATTAACGATAAAAGGACCTTTCAATGGTAAAAGAAGAAAAACAACCAAGAGAAGAAAAAGACGTTAAGTTTGATTTTACACTTAACGAATATAAATACTTTTGTGAACAATGTATGTTTTCTGATGTACAAAAGGAAATACTAGAGAGAAAAATCCGAGGCGATTCAAATGTTAAGATTGCCATGGAGTTACCAATGAGCCCTGCTACGTTAGATAGAAACATAAGGAAAATCAAAAGAAAGATTTTTAGAGTACTATAGCAAAATGTTCATTTAATAAATCCCACAAAAAGGAGTCACATTTCGTGGCTTCTTTTTTTGCGTTCAAAATCGTTTTTAAGCGACATTTTGTTTTCAAAAGCAACATTATATTGCCGAAACATAAAAATTAAAATTTGATGCCTTTTTGATGAAATTCTGACGTATTTATGATGTTTCATTGATGTGTCACTACCTAAAAAACATTTTATAATTAAATTAAGATTAATCGAAAGGAGGTATAGGAGAATAGTAATAAGTTAGCTGAAGGAAAACCTGAAAAAGTAGTAAGCAAAACTTCCTATGTCTCCTTATTTTTTATGTATTACACACCATATAACAGTTATCAAAATAATTATTCTAATATGCAAATGCCACAACAATATACACAGCCTATATATAGACCTTTGGGGTTACAAGGAAAGGTTGTTGACAATTTGGATGTTGTTAAGGCTATGGATATTACTATGGATGGTAGCATGAATTATTATCCATTAGCAGATGGTACAGCAATTGCAACAAAGCAATTACAACAAGATGGCACTAGCAAAGTTGTTGTTTACAAACCTGTTGTAGACAATGAAGATGCTCAACCTAAATACATAACTGCAGAAGATTTAAAAAGTTTCAATGACAAAGAACTAAAAGATATGAAAGACGACTTGAAAACTTTAAAAAGAAAAGTTGAAGATATAATTGATGACCTTAAAGAAAAGAAGGAAAAATAATATGGACCCTATTGAATTAATAAAAACTTATATTGGCAAAGGGATGACCCCTCAAGCAATGATACGAAATATGGTTAAAGGAAACCCTGTGGTAAACAATTTAATGTCAATGGCTCAAAATGGGGAAGACCAAAATTTAGAAAACTTTGCAAGAAACATGTTTAAAGATAAAGGCAGAGACTTTGACAAAGAATTTGCCGAATTTAAGAAAAATTTTAAGTAGTTATAAATAGTTGCAACATTTATAAATAAAATTTAAAGAAGGGAGAAACAATGCAATATATAACTTAAACTTTGATGCAACAGTTAGCAGTGCAACTGCAGGGGTAGTTGCTTTTGGATTGTTCAAAGATGGAGTTTTGATACCACGGAACATTAATGGCAGTAACAATAGATGCAGCAGATGATTTTGAAACAATTTCGATGAATAAGAAAATTATAGTTTGCTGCAGAGGAAATGCCGATGTTGACGTAAGGTCAGTCCCTGCAGTAGCAACCCCAACAACCCCAACAACACCTGTCGAAACAGAAATACCTATTATTGTAAGTGCAAACTTTAGTATTGACAGAATTGCATAGGAGGTACTTATGGAAGAAGATAAGGAAAAGGAAGATAAATTTCAAACTGAAGATTTGAAAGAAATGGTGGAGAATAGATTAAAGGAATTTTCTATAGAAGATGTCAACCCTGACAACCTTGATATTTTATATAAGTTAGTTGACATACATAAAGATTTAGCGAATGAAGAATACTGGAAAATTAAAAAGGAGGTTTATAAAAATGAGATACGGAAATTACAATGATAATTACAGCGACTATAATGATAGTTATGGACGTAGAGGAATGAAAGGAACTGGACCTTATTCAAGATACAATGGTGGAAGAGGTTCAGGAAGATATCGTGAATCATATGGTCATTACCCTGAAGAAATAATGGACGAAATGAAAGAACAATATATGGATTACAACGAAGGAAGAGAGCAATATAACAGAGGTGACTCTTATAATGGCGAAGAACAAATGGTTCAAGCCACTGAAGGAATCATGAGAAGCATAACAAAAATTGTTGAAGAATTATCTCAATCAGACAATCCACAGGTTATGCAAATCATTCAAAAAAATGCTAAAAAAATGATGGAGATGTAAAATGAGTTATAAATATTATAACGCAAATCCATTTAATCGTAATATTTTTGACTGTGCTATCAGAACATTAAGTGTTGTTGAAGATATACCATGGAGTGTTGCATATGATAGATTGAGCAATTCTGCAAGAGATTTAGGACTTATGATAAACAGTGTTCAATCAGTTGAAACATATTTAGATAGACATTACAAAAGAGTTCCTGTTTTTGAAAAAACAGTTGGAGATTTTATAAGAAATCATCCTTTTGGAACATATGCTATTACTATGAAAAATCATATTACTGCATTAAAAGATGGCATAAACTATGATACATGGGATAGTTCAGGAAGAAAAATATGGGGAGCTTGGCGAATTGAATAACAATAATGGTTTTTTCTTGCTTAATGTTTTAGCAAACTGCTTTCAAATGTTAGATTATAACTTAAATGTAACACAAACGTCTAATGATGTATTATTTAAAGAAATACAGAAACAAAACAAAGAGTATTTAGAAAAAATCATAAAACAAAATGAGGAGATAATAAAATTATTAAAAGACGGGAATAAATAATTCTCGTCTTTTACCATTGTTCATAATTATCAAGTGGAGTAATTTCTATTTCAGTTCTTGGATTTTCTTTATCATAATAAACTCTTGAACCATCTTGTGCTGCAACAATGTTTCTGTTGTCATCAGCTAATATTCCATAGTGAACCAAAATATCACAAATAGCTTCTTGAAGGTTGCATAAATCTATTTTTCTTTTTGTAGACATAAAGAATAAACATTTTAAGTTAATAGGGTAATCTATTGGTGTCTCAAGTGGCTTTAAATAAGCACTACAGTCTTTTTCATAATCTTTGTATAATTTAGATGGAATAATCATTGGTCTACCTCTAACAATGATAATTCTTTGACTATTTTTCTTTGTAACTGGTTTAATATTTATAACAATATTCATATCTTTTGTACCTCCAAAACCTTTATATCATAGCATTACAAAGAAGTCAAAATATTTTTATTTTTCTCTTGACAATTTGTTCCAATTATTGTATCATAATTCCAACAGCAAGAGATTGCGAAAATAAAAATTTTAAAGGAGGATTTACTATGTTTTTCGGTAAATTAAAAAGAGAAAATGAAGAATTAAAAAGAGAGGTAAAAAAACTACAAGAGGTTTATTTATTAAACAAAGAGGAGATTCGCCGTCTTGTACAATCAAACGAATCATTACGCAAAATGGTTAAAAGTCAAGAAGAGGAAATACAATCTTTGATGGAGGCAAGCTTTGAGAACCATTTAAAAGCAGTTGAGGCTGAAAAAAAGACAAAAACCACCAAAAGAAAGGAGACTAAAAAGGATGATGGAGAGACCACAAAACCAAGAAGAACTAGCAGAAAGAAGACTACAACTACAAAGTAAATATAATCAATTAGAAAAAGATAGATTTGAACTAGCAATGAAAGATGTTTGGGATGACTCTGATTATAGACAAGACAATGAATGGCATCAATCTTTATTAAAAATCAAAAAGGAATTGGAGAAACTATATGAGCAAAATTGATGTGGGAAATACTAGAGGCATCAAAAGAATAATAGACAAACAACAAAGGCTTTGTATTCCTAAAGAATTTTTAGATGCCTTAAACATTAGCACAAAAGATAAAGTCGAATTATTTTTAACAGACGATGGTCTGTTTATCAGAAAGGAGAGAAAATGAAAAAAGTAAAACTGATTACTTTTCTAAAGAAAATCAGTAGTGCTTATAATGTAGGGAAAATAAAGGGTTGGTTGCCTTATACAGCTAACGGACTGCCGACATCGGTAGAGTTTAAAGATATAGAATTTTTTAGAACAAAGACATTATCAGGAATTGATTATTTGATGAAAGATGAATATGGAAACTCTGATTGCAGCATCTTTTCTATGATAGATGCAAAAGATATTAATAGAACTATAATTTTACATTACAAATAGGAGGAATAATGGAAAACGCACTAGAATTGGTAAAACCATCTTTTGATGGAGAAATACAAGCAAAAATTAAATCACTTGGAGAAATTGAGTCAAACATAAAAGATGTTAAAGATTTTGCATTAAGTTTAAATAAATACTACGAAAAAATAGTCTTTGATGAAGACAACATGAAATTAGCAAAAGAGGAAAAAGCAAAGGTCAATAAGTTTAAAGATAAAATATCAACATATCGTAAAGACATTGTGGCACAATGGAAAGAGCCAATTACTCAATTTGAAACAATGGCAAAAGAAACTGAAAAGATTTTGGCGGATACATACAACACAATAAACGAGCAATGTGCTAATTATGATAATGCTAAAAAAGAAGCGATGAGACAAACAATGATTGAATACTTCAACGAATTACAAAAGGTTAATCATTACGACATGATTACTTTTGAAGACGTTGGATTGAATATCACACTAGCATCTTCAGAAAAGGCTTTAAAAGAGCAAATTAGAGAGTATTTCGATAAAATACATGTTGATTTAGATTTAATCAATTCACAAGAATACGCATCAGAAATCATGGTTGAATATAATCAAAATGGTCATGATGCAAGCCAAGCAATTGTACTTGTTGTAAATAGACATAAAGCCATGGAAGAAGAGCAAAGGAGACTAGAAGAAAAAGCTAAAGAGAGACAAGAAGAGCAAAAGCAATTTATTGCATCTAATAACCTAGAGGAGTATAATGTAGAGGAAGAAATTGTTGCTCCTGAAGAGGTTATTGAAACTCCTGAAGAACCAACTGAACCACCAACATTTACAGTCAAATTTGTGGTAACAGGTACAAAGGAACAATTAATAGCTTTAAGAGAATATATTGAAGAGAAAGGATTACATTATGAATAATGATGATATTAAAAATCAAGGAAAGCAAATAAATAATGCAATTGCAAAGACAAACAATACAGGCAAGGTAAAATTCAGTACAGCAATTCAAAGTGATACATACAAAAATTTAATTAATAGAACATTAGGAGACAAAGACAGAGCAACTAGATTTGTAGCAAATATATCAAGTGCAGTTGCTATAAACCCTGATTTACAAGAATGTGATGCAGGAACTATATTATCAGGAGCATTACTTGGAGAGAGTCTGAATTTAAGCCCATCTCCAAATTTAGGACAATTTTATTTAGTGCCATTTAATGATACTAAAAATAAAAGAAAAGTGGCACAATTCCAAATTGGCTTAACTGCATAGGTCAAGTAAAACTGCGTGAACCCTATTACTCAGGGGTGTACTTGTAAAAGTGCTAACGGTGGAAACCCATCATAACAAGGGCAATACCGTGCTATAATATTGAGGGAAGTATGATTGGAATATATAAAATAACAAATCTGATAAACAATAAATGTTATATTGGAAAATCTAATAACATAAAAAGAAGATTTACTGAACATAAAATAATAAATCATGAAACAAATCAAAGTTTAAAAAGAGCATATATCAAATACGGAATAAATAATTTTACTTTTGAAGTTTTAGAAGAATGTGATTTAGAAAGCCTAAATGAAAGAGAAATTTATTATATAGAAAAGATTAAACCCGAATACAATAGAACAAAGGGTGGCGATGGTGCATCAGGGCATCATGTTAGTGAAGCAACTAGACAAATTTTAAGAGAAAAAGCAAAAGCTCAATGGGAAAGACTTTCCGAAGAACAAAAGCAATTAGTTATAAACACACAATTGATTGGAAATAGAAAAGGGGTTAAGCGACCTTCTAGGAAATTGTCTGAAGAAACAAAACAAAAGTTAAGAGAATTTAATTTAGGCAGAAAACAATCAAAAGAAACTATAGAAAAACGAAAACAAACATTTATAGAAAAAAAGAAAAATGGTTATGTTCAGACCAATCAATCTCATAGAAAACCTGTTATATGTATTGAAACAGGGGAAGTTTTTGAAAGTGTTAAAGAAGCTTCAGAAAAATATAATTTATCTACATTAAGCGGACATTTAAAAGGGAGATACACAAATTCAAAAGGAAAACATTTTAAATATTATAGTGTAACGACTAACGATGATGAATGTAATCGTGTAGAGTAGAAGATGAGTTACTACTCGAAGTGCGTGGCAATCGAAAGATTGAAGAGATAGTCTAATCCTTGCAAAATGAGAAATTCAAGGTAATAATGACAAAGGTTACATACAATTAGCAATTAGAAGCGGTCAATACAAAAAGCTAAATGTTTTGGCAATTAAAAAGGGAGAATTAATTAATTATGACCCTCTAAATGAAGAAATTGAAGTTAATTTAATTAAAGATGAAGAACAAAGAGAAAATGCTGAAACAATAGGCTATTATGCTATGTTTGAATATGTTAATGGATTCAGAAAAGCTATGTATTGGAGTAAAGCTAAAATGATGAAACATGCTTTAAGATATTCAAAAGCTTTTGCAAATAAAACTGGTTATTCATATTGGGAAAAAGACTTTGACGGAATGGCATATAAAACAATGTTAAGACAATTAATTTCTAAATGGGGAATAATGAGTATTGATATGCAAAGAGCAGTAGATGGAGATATGGCAACTATTAAAGAAGATGGAACACCTGAATATGTTGATAATGAACCTAGGGAAGAACATGCTTCTATAGCAGAGCCAAGCTTTAGATATGGGAGTATCATTGTACCAGAGCCAATCGTTGACAAACCAATCGTCGACAAACAAGAACCTGAATTAAATTTGGATGATATAAAATAATGGCAAATTATGAGATATTAAAATCAGGAAGTGAAGGAAACTGCATAATTTTAAGAGATATTATAGCTTTAGATATGGGAGTACCATTTAGCATTGTGAAACCATATCTAAAGCAACTAAAAATAGTTTTTATTTCACACATACATCGGAGACCATTTTCTTAAATCTACCATCAAGAAACTTGCATTTGAAAAGCCATCATTGGCATTTTGTGTAGGGAAACATCTTGTTAAACATTTAATTAAATGCGGTGTGAATCCTAAAAAGATATATGTACTAGAACCTAATCGCAAATTTGATTTAGGAGCAATAATTGTAGAACCATTTGAATTGACTCACGATGTTCCAAATTTTGGATTTAAGATTATTTTTAAGAAAGATAATTATAAGACTATTTATGCAACCGACACTTCAAATATGGATAATGTGGTGGCTTTAGATTATGACTTATATCTTGTTGAATGTGATTACAATCAAGAAGAATTGGAACAACGAATACTAGACAAACAACAAAACAACGAATATATCTATGAATTTAGAGCAGCAAATACACATTTAAGTGAAGGACAATGGGCAGATTTTATGCTAAATAATGCTAATGGAAACAGTGAATGTGTAAAAATTCATCAACACATTAGTTAATTTTTTTAATTTATTGTTGACAATTTCTATATTTTTTTATATTATGATATAGAATTATATATTAGAAAGGGGTTAACATAAATGGCTATGGGCAATGTTAGTTTGAACGTAAAACTTGTTGATGAAGAAAATAAGCGAAAAGCTATTTTTGTATTAAACAAAAGAGGTTCAGATTTATCTAAAGAAATAAGAAAAATGATTGATGAATTAGCAAAAGAATTTGACGAAATGTCAAAATAGGAGGAAATATGTCAGAGAATAAGAAGTATTATTGGTTAAAATTAAAAGAAGATTTCTTTGAAGATGAAACCATAAAATTTATTGAAGAGCAAGAAAATGGAATAAAATACAGCAATTTTTATTTAAAATTATGTTTAAAATCAGTAAAAACCGAGGGTAAATTAATAAGACTTGTTGGAGAAACTCTTATTCCTTATGACATTAATT